TCACCCTATCGGCCTCACTTTTGCCGCTTTACGTTGATAATGTCGCTCGGTGATTTTCTTATCAGAATGCGCCAATAATTCAGATGCATGCTGTAAGTCGGTATCGCTTCCGGTCTTAGCCCGGATATCGTGATCTCTGAATCTGTCTTTAATAATTCCCTCATCAATGGCCTTGCGCATTTTCCTTTGCCAAATGGACGAGAATCCACTATCTGAATACGGCTGGCCTTTCCTGGTCGTGAACAAAAACATCCCATTTACAGGTCTTTCAAGCTGCCGAATATTTTTTATTGCCTGGTTTAATAATTCTGTCCTTTCGATAAGAATTGATTTTTTAGACTTACTGACCTTAACCAGAATCCCATCTTCTTTGATTTGGTTTAAGTTGATTCTTAAAATGTCGCACCTTCGCAGACCAGTGATATATTTAAAATCCATGTATGCTGCTATCAGTGGACCGGCGAATTCCCGGAATGCGTAGTATTCCCAGTCTTCAATATAACGGTCGACCGGCTTTTCTTTAAAACGTTTGATTCCCCGGCAAGGGTTTTGTATTTCCGTTAATCCAATATCGAACGCAAAAGAGTACATACTCGAAAGTAGCGCTACTTCCCTGTTCGCGCTGACTGGTGTTTTCCGGCGAGCATCTAAATACTGACGAACCATAACCGGTTTTAATCTATCTATCTCGATATGTCCAAACGCAGCCCGGATATACTTGGACTCACGAAGATTGGCTTTGTAGGTGTTTTCAGACTTCTTAGGCGATACCTCAAGCAGATATCTATCCAGTAGTTCGGCCATCGTCCTGCAGGGTCGATCAGGATCCACATGACTTCCGTATTCAGCCAGTGCTTCAACATACACCCTGCCCAAGTTATGCCACTTGTTAAAGTAATCGACGAAATAATAGCTCCCCGATTTCAGGTACATTCGCTCCGGCAAATGCTTGTTCGTTTTTCTTTTCTTACCCATCAGCTAACCTCACCTAGTGCGTCAAGATTAATAGTTGCCTCACTTACTGCTGAGTTGCTACTGCATGCTTTTAGTTCGAGTTCCTTACGTAAAACCATTGGCTGGCCAAATCGAGTGTTAACGATGAATTTGATTCCTATCCGGCTAAGCTCCTGACATTGTTTAGCCTTATAGGTGTATCCCGTTAACTCTTTCACTTCGTCTTTGGTCAGGAAAGTAGACATATTAAGCGGATTCAGTAGCTCCCAATGGTTCACTATTCATCGGTTGCCGGTAGATATCGCCATCGGCTCCTAAACTGTTCATATTCTCGTTAGCGCGTATCTCGTTTGAATTAAGCCAGCCCCATTCCTTACCAATCCTATACGCCTCGTAGCGCTCTTTTATTGAGCCCCGAAGCAATCCTTCAGCATTGTGTTCGATATAGTGTGTATGGCGTCCATCTTCACTTAACAGGCTTGTATTCATGGCCTGCTCAATGCGTACCATCCACGGCCTTAATGTGTGTTTTACTAACGCCCTTGCCTGCTCGTTAATGTTCGAATACGTCGCTTTATCCAGAATCCCGATTGATGGTGGTGGAATACGGAATATTCGTGCTACGTCTTCGAGGGTCAATTTTCTGGACTCTACAAACTGCGCGTCTTGCTGACTCATTGCTATCGGCGTGAAGTCCATGCCTTCTTCCAGAATCGCCACTTTGTACGCATTGTGTGAACCTGTGTAGTTGTCTTGGAATGAAGTCTTTAGTCGATCATGGGCTTCTGAGTTCAATATGCCAGGGTGTCGAATCGCACCTGACAAGGTAGCCCCATTCTTAAAGAAAGAGCCTTCATGCTGCTGTTGTGCGAGTGCTACGCCGATGGTTTCACGTGCTATCGATATCGGCGATAGCCCGGAAAATCCATCTTTTGAGCGATAGCGTAAATGCAGGATTTCATCCTGTGTATATCGTTCCGTTCCTGAGTCGGTTGATACTTCATAGCGTATCCGCCCGTTAATCAATTTAACCGGGTTAACGTGGCTCGGATGTAACGGGAGTAACTCGATAATTCTGCCTCGATTATCAATGATTTTTTTCGCGTAGCCGTTACCCGTTAGAAGACAGGAAGCAATAAACTGTTCTCTAAATTCAAACGCGGTCTGAATTTTATTAGCCTGGACGTGTAGCACGTTATAAAGCGGGTGTAATGTATCAGGCTCCTTGCTGCCATCTTGTAACTTTCGATAAGGTGTTAATGGTAGGCTCGCGATTGATTCGGCTATGAGCTGTACGCATGCGTGTACTGCTGGAACGCCGGTGGCTGTTTCCGGTGTCACCATTTGTCCTGTTGTGCTTTCGCGTACTCCAAGCATTTCAGTCAGGTACGGATCTCGGCTTGATACGTCCCTCTTTTCGAAAAATTTAGTTAGCCAGTTCATAGCGTCTCCATGAATTTCATTGCAAGAGACAATCGAGGGTGGAAGTTGGGGATGCTTCTTTTCGCCACCGTGGTATCGAGGTAAGCCGGATCGGGAGTGATAGTAATTTCGTGCAAATTCACATCTATCAATTCTCTGCGAATCGACCTGTTCTCCTGCGTCCACTTGTCGCCACCCTTTGGAACAGTGAAGGCGAAGCTAGCTCCTGATACGTCACCACGTTTAACCAGTTCGGCCAAATCATTACCAAGACTGGTTTTCGGTAGGTCAATTGAAAAGGCTAACCCGTGTCGGTCTTCGATAAGTTCCAGCGTTCCTGCCCCTGTACGCCCGAGAATCGACTTTCGGTCGTGGTCATACAGGGCAAGTACATTTCCATTACCTGCCAGAGTGCGCTTGAATGCACCTGGTACGATGCTTTCTGTGAAGCCGCCCAAGTCTCTCGATTGCGAGTTGAATACAGCCGCGTAGCCCTCCAGCCGCCCATTGCTGGACGGCTTGAGTTCTGCGACTGATCTGATTTCAATCGCGCCTTTCATTACGCTGTTATCACGTCTGTGGCGACTGAGAAACTCTCAGGGTGCCTGACTTGAACGTCAACGTCTTGGAGGGCGTTTAACTTCACCCCACCTTTGCTGTAAACGTCGGTATGGTACGGATTCACCAAGATATCGACGGCGCTCCAGTAACCGATAAGCAGGTCAGCCCAGTTAGCGTAAATGATACTTGATAGGTTGCTGCCGGTTCCCTTTGTACCATCGTTGGGGACATGTGTAGATTGTCTCAGCGCATACCCTGCGAGGCTTCCCGGATCGGCCATGATCATTTGTGAGTCCGTAGACACTACCTTGACGGTCGCACGTGCTTTCTTGACGAAATTCGGATTTGTCAGCCAGCCCAATTGCCCCATTAAAGCCTCGTCTATCGCAATCTCGTTAATCATGGCCAGCACATTATCCCAGGTCGGTGCTCCACCGTTTGTGCCGTGGCTGGTATCACCTATTCCAGTAACGTTAAGAACGCCTGTCGGGGTGTTACCGGTGCCATCGCCGTTGATTGCTTTATTATCTATTTCTGTGGCAAGCACCCGGGCCAGGTCCCGGCGAACCAGTTGTTCAATGCTCGGTACCGCGTTCAAGATCATACGGCGTGAGTATTCAGTTTCTGCACCTACTGTAGTCGGCGATAGAGTCACATTATCAAACGTTTGATCTGATGCGGTAACAGCTCCGTGTTCTGCCACCCAGTACGCAGTAGCGCCACCGGTTAAGCGCGGTATATCCTGATCGCCTACCAATCCAGGCAATATCGTTGCGCCCAGTGCTGCCACCTGTAATGAGGCAGACAGTCGGTCAATCGTCAAATCATCCCGGTGCTGGGTTGGTACCAGATTGCCACCGGAGCCAGAAGTCAGCAAAGCGCGTTCCTCGAATACTTCATGCGGTACGTAGATGCCAGATGCCTTGCGGCCACTACGAACAGCTAGTTCTTGAGAAACTTCAATCTCCCTGGCTGCATCAACTTCACCCGGTGCAATCATGGCGGCTATTGCCTTGGTAACGCTGAAGCTGCGGCATGCTTCTTGAAAACTACCGTCGTTTCCGCGTCGCGGTTGGTTTGGATCGACCTCCATTGAACGCTCGGCAGCGCTGATTACTTCGGCGCGTTCAAGCTGTTTATCGGTGGCTGTGAGTTTACCTCGCAGTTCTTCAAATTGAGTATTTTCGCTTTCCGACAAGTCGCGGTCTTCGTTGCCGGCCTTCTCGGTGAGTGCTCTCATTTCAGCAATAAAGTTGCTGCGTCTTTCTCGGATAGTTTGAATATTCATAATTTACCTATTCCAGTTAAAGGAACCCCCCGGGGAAATCCCGAAGGGCTTGCCGCGTCTCACGACGGGGCGAAGTCATTAATTTTTCTCCTTGTTTGGCACTGGTATTGCCTCGTTTTCCATTCGATCAATTGCTTTTTGTAATGCCTCTTTAAGTTCGTGAGCCTGAGCAATTGTTAGTCCAAAGTATTTGTCTTCCTGGCGCATTTCATCGGGCGCTATATCTGAAATGACGTAATGAGGTTGAAAAGCGATAACCCCATAGTGGGCAAGTGGGCCGATATTCCAGCCGCTCAGTGGGTAGATAGGTGTATCGTCATTTTTCATTTAGCACGCTCCAATTGATCTTCGTAAGTTTCGCAACAGCGTTGAATTAGATAATCAATATGAAAAATCTGGAAATTCATCGGACCGAATCCCAATAGTTTTGTCATTTTTGTTTCGTATGGTTTTTCCAACCATTTAGGTATCTCACTCGGTTCACAAACGACAGCTTTAAAATCTTTTTGGCCAGGCGTACCGAAATAAACCAGCACTCTATAACTTTGTTGCAAGTCATCAATTGACCTGCCAGCAGCGAAAATTCCTGCAGCGTAATTAACTATTTTTTCGGCAAGTATTTTGGCTGTAGGTGCTGGTTTTTTATCCATTGTGAGTAATGAAATTGCTGAAATTTCAATTGCATGTTTTAAAGAGTAAAGCCGTTTTTCATTCGTTCCTGGATTTCTATTGCTAATCTGAATGTAATCACGATCAGTCCAGTTCCTGATATTCTTTGTTGGTACGCCACCAGAAACCTCAGAAACAATTCTGAGTTCCATCCATTCGCGTTCAAATTCTTCATTATCAATTAAAATGTGGTTCATAAAATCCAGTAGACTCACTGTAAGTCTGATATAACTTTACCAGACTCACACCGAGTCTGCAACAGTTAATAAGAAACCCGCATAGGAGAACCATAGCGGGCTAACTGGCAAAATTTTGCTAATTGATTTACTTATTCCTATTCCGCTCGGCCAAATACAATTCCATTAGCTCTATGAACAAAACTCTCATCTTTCCCGACTGGTTAAAACAGGCGTAGCCAGTTTGTGGGAGTGTGTCTCCCGACAAGACGAATGAACTTTCATCCTGCCCTGTTAACAGGTCTGAAAGACTTGAAACAATGCCAAAAGCTTCAACAAATTCGTTTTCAATTTCTAAATAGTCGCGTTTAATTTCCATGATTTTTTCCTCATACTGATGATTAAAACTACCACCATTGAGACCAATCAAGAGGGTGGCAGACTGTACAGAGTTGGTCTTACCGGTACGAGATCGGCGCTCCGAAGAGCCTCCACACAGCCTGCCATAAGACAGGCACAAAAAAAGCTCTGCGAATGAGAGCTTATGCTCTCGTACAATCGGGAGACCAATCCCGGCGATGGTTTTACCATCACGCCTACAATATACTGTTTCGGAACTCAATGGTCAAAAAAGTGAATGGATAAACAAAAGTATTTAGAGAATGAACTCAATTTGCTGCTGGGCTGGATTCAAGCAGCAGATTCAAGAATATCTTTAATTTTACCACTTTCATCAGCTATGCTAGGGGTAATTGCAGCACTTGCCCCTAGCTTCGATTGTTGGACAATTTCAAGCGCTGTTTTCTCCTCATTTGCCGTGTTTTTTCTTGTACTCAGCATCCTTTTTTCGGCCTTTGCATCATTCCCTCGTACAGATGGACCAAAAGGATCTCTCATCTTTTTTTCTGGAATTAAAAATAGGGAAATCTCTCAATTCAAATCCGAAGTGAATAATTTGAGTGACGAGACGCTAATCGATGATTTAAGTAGTCAGTGCCATACAAACGCTCAAATTGCTCATATCAAGTATTCGTGGGTAAAACGGTCGTTATTTTGTTTGTTTTTTTCTGTATTGCCGTGGTTTGTTTCGGTTTATTTACTGTATGAAGGTAAATAAATGGCCACCTCGGATGAAATAAAAAATGATGTACAAACGATAATTAACACAACTTGGAACAAAAGGAATGGTCAGAAAATTCCTTCTACCGATGAAGTCGCTTTAGCTGGTGGGGCGGTCGAACTAGAGGCGACATTTCTATATGCTGATTTGGCGAATTCGTCAAAAATGGTAAAGGAATTAGATCGACGTGTTGCTGCAAAAATAATCAAGAGCTTTCTTGCGTCCTCATCAAAGCTTATAAAGAAAAATGGAGGTAAAATTGTCAGCTTTGACGGTGACCGCGTATTAGGTGTATTTTACGGTAGCTCAAAAAACTCAGATTCTGCGAAGTGTGGCCTTCAAATAGAGTGGGCAGTTGATCACGTTATCAAACCAAAATTCGAATCATCTTATGACTCGGTTAAAAATGCATCTTTTACAATTAGTCATGGTGTCGGAATAGATACTGGTACGGTACTAGCCGTACGCGGTGGAGTAAGAGGCGATAACGATTTAATCTGGATTGGTAGAGCTCCAAATTTAGCAGCGAAACTAAGTGACCTTAGAGAATCACCCTACCATACTTTTATTACTGCCTCGGTATATAACAAATTAAACGACGGTTCAAAATATGGTGCCGATAATAGTAACATGTGGCAATCTCGTTCCTGGAAATTTTTGAATGAAAGCATATCTGTATACAGATCGAGCTGGTGGTGGCGACCATAATATAGTTGCAAGGTGCTGCTGTTAGACATCTATATTGTTAATAGTCCCCGCCCTGAATTATAAACACTTTCCACCTGTGGCGGCTCCCGGTTAAACAAACCGATTGCCATTGCTAACGCCACCATACCGTCTACACGGTCATAGCTTTTATCCTTGGCGATCTTTCGCGCCCCGGCGGGATCTGTCGTGATAACTGAGTTAGAAGCGCACCAGTCCAGTACAGGGCTATTGTGTTTCAATGATTCATCGATAACGGCGGTTTCGAGTGCATCGACGGCTGGCCCCATATCCTTGAATCCTTGACCCCAGGATATCAGGTTAATATTAATTCCCTCGTCCGAGAGTAACTTTAGCAAGTCTTCAATGCGCCAACGATCATAGGCGATTCCCTGAATATCAAACATGCTGTCCAGTGCGGCCAGATCGTGCGCAATGTAATTCTTATCAATCGCCCTGCCCGGTGTCGCGATAATCTCGCCCTGGTCACGCCAGACGGTATAAGGTACGCGGTCACGGTCTGAGCGTTCTTGTAATCGATCACCTGGTACCCAGAATTTACAGACTGTTTGAATGCTTCCGTCATCCATCGGGAATATCAAAGTCAGCGCTGTTAGATCAGTGGTGCTGGATAGATCGAGACCGCCCCAACATTTACGGCCCCGCAATGGTTCAAGGTCAATAGTCTGCTTTCCGGCAAGCCAGTCAGTGGAATTCAAAAACCGCTGTTCTGAATCGACCATTTGATTTAAATACAGATTTCGAAATGCCGCCTCCGCTGCCGGGATTCGTTTAGCACGTTCAGCAAATACCCGCATTTCTTCAAGGCTGCGAAAGTCTCCGAGGGCGGGATTACAACCAAACCATACTTGTTCGTCCCATATATCCGCGTCCTCCGGTGCCTGGTAAATGATTGGCGCAAAGCTATCGTCTTTAATAATTTTATCCCGAATCTTTACGGCATAATCGTATTGCTCGTACATGATCGAGTGTTTATTCGGTGACATGGTACTGATAACAATCGTTAGCGGTTGCGCCCTCGCCCCGACTGAACTGGTCAACACGTCCCACAAGTGCCGGTTCGGTGCCTGTGCCATTTCGTCATAGATTATAAAACTGGCATTGAATCCGTGCTTTGTACGCGACTCGCTGGATATGGCCTGATAAAAGCTGCCTGATTCGTAGTGCACTATTCGCTTTTGAGACTCGACAATATTCAATATTCCAGACAGCTCAGAATCGTTTCTGATCATCTGTGCGGCGGCGTTAAACACAAGTGCGGCCTGGTGCCGGTCGGCGGCTGCTGAGTAAACCTGTGCGCCCTTTTCGCCATCACCAATCAAATGATAAATTGCCAGGGCTGCGGCCAGTTCTGTCTTGCCGTTCTTACGAGGTATGGTGATTAATGCAGTCCTTACCTTACGCCTGCCACCCCGGTAGGTAGGCCCGTATATCTTTTCAAGGTCTCTCTTTTGCCAGTCACGCAAAACAAACGGTTTGCCTGCTGCTGGCCCCGCTGTATGGGTCAACATTTCGACAACATCAATCACTCGCCTGGTGTTTATCCGGTAATTTTGCTTTGCCATTTTGACTTCTTAGCGGTCGGAGTGGCTTTGATGCTTGATCGATCGCTCGGACTTAAACCCAGTTTTGTACCGAATTTAATCATCAGATCTGCATAGTTTCGCTGCGCCGATACTACCGGCGATATCTTCGTACCGTGCACGCCTTTTTCAATCAGGCTATCAAGTGAATCAATTTCTTTAGTGGCTCGTTGATAGTTTGCCAGAGCGTCACAGTATGCGGCCAGGGTGTACCGGTCTGCCTTTGTCAGAATGCCGCATGATTCGAGTACCGGACAAAGTTCATTCCAGTGTAACCTCGCACTTTCAGATAACCAGTCCGGACAGGTTGCGCCAGTATCCGGTCGAGGCTCATTTGTATTTAATGGCCGCTTGCCTGGATTGCCTTCCAATATTTTGAGATTTGTTGCCTTGGGTGCCGGTCCACGCTTACCCATTCAAACCACCTTCAATAACTTGCGAAACAAAAATTTGAGGTTCGGCATCGCTCTGTAGAACAAACGGTTTCATGATGATTCGGCGCCCCGGTCATACCACGGATGATTGGCATCAATAGGCATTCCGTTGTCATCACAGCCTTTCATCAGCGTTCCGTTCTTGTCGCTTGCGGTTTTGACTGAGTGGCACGAATGGCAAAGCGATTGAGTATTATCCATGTCCAATGCTGAACCGCCCTGACTGATTGGCTTGATGTGGTCAACCTGTGTGGCTGCTGTCACGCGATCACGTAGCTTACATTGTCGGCACAGTGGCTCGGTCATTAGGCGCAACCGTCTGAGTTTGCGCCACGCTGGTTTGTCATAGAACTTAGTAGCCATTAGTTAAGCGACCTTCAATAGATGAATGGCTATCTTCCTGGCCGCGCGAGTATCAATGCAGCGTTTTCGCTTTATACGTTCAATCAAGTCATGCAATTCGATTGATGCAGTGATATCGAAATTGTCTTTTCCTTCATCAATTAGTTTTGAGGCCAATTTGTTTGTACTGATGTTGTGTTGGTGTTCAATCATGGTTTCCTCTTTCTTTAAAAGGTTATGGCCTATGGTAGATATCTATATAGGTGTACACATAGGGAACAAGGATTAGTGTAAAAAGCCCTTTTCTTGCCCCGCATAGGGAACTCGAACGGCTTTTTTAGTGGTTTCTTGCCCCTTAATTGGGGTAAGAATCGGTTTCTTGCCCCGCATAGGGAGTAAGGATTTATTTTTACTTCTCCACAAATGTTCCGGTTTCTGCGTCGCGGGTATGTCTAATTTTCCATTACATTCATCGACAGCAAGGTATGTAAGTGCGTAGAGATTTGGCTTGCTTCTCAAGTAAGACAATCGAGATAAAACGATAAAACCGGCGTCTACAAGTTCATGGGTTGACCTTGAAAGGGTGCTTTTGGACTTCCAGCCTCTACCCTTTAACCGGCTCCAGGTTGCGCACAGATCACCGTTATTGAATCCGTTGTAGTGCCGGTGAAGTTCAAGCAATAGCTTTACAGCGTTACCGCTGAGTTGCCCGAATTCCTCTGAATCGAGGACGAATTTAAGTAGCTGGATGTGGGGGCGACTGTTACGCCGCCCCTTGTTGGACTTGCTCACTTCACACCTTCCAATAAGGCGATCATTGCCCTGGATGGTGAAGTATATAAACCCCTCAATGCCCACTTGGTCGCTATCTGATCGAGTATTAATTCTCGATTCTTACCAATGGGTAATCTCGGGTGTTTTACGGTTTGAGGCGTGGTAAAATCAGATCCGCTGCGATACTGATTTGGCCTCTGTCCGCCTAAGGTGGCGGAGGCTATTTCATTCATAAATTTACCTCTAATATCAAAATTCAAGTTAAGTAAATTCAAGTACTTAACTCTCACATAGAAGTTAAATTTATTAGAAACCGGTATTTCCTACCCCTTTGATTATCTTAACTTTTCCAGAAATCGGGCAAGTCACTGTTAATCATTGGGTCCCTGGTTCGAGCCCGGGCCGGGGAGCCATTTTCCTTTTTGGCCTCAGTCACTTACGTTTTTACCCTTAAAACACCTTTCCAAAAAAAACTACTGTTTCCAAATAAAATCACCGTAGCGGCTTCACTTTTTGCTCTTTGCGCCGGTAATGCTGCTTGGTGGTTTTCTCATCAGCATGGCCCAATAATTCGACCGCATGCTGCAAGTCTGTGTCGCTTCCTGTCTTGCCTCTGAGGTCGTGATCTCTGAACCTTTCCTTGATCACCCCGGCCTCGAAAGCGGCCTTCATTTTTCGCTGCCAGATCGATGAGAAGCCACTATCCGTGTATGGCTGGCCTTTCCGAGTCGTGAATAAATAAAGTCCGTTAACGGGTCGTTTGATTTGACGTACGTTTCTATACGCTTCGTGCAGTGTTGGTGTCCATTCGATCACCATATCTTTTTTCGATTTACTGATACGGACATGAATACCATCGTCCTGAATCTGATTTAACTTGATTCGGAGAATGTCGCCCTTCCTGAGCCCAGTTAGCAATTTAAAGTCCATGTAGGCCGATATAAACGGGCCAGCATAGTCCCTGAATGCAACGTACTCCCAATTCTCGATATAACGCTCCCTGGGCGTCTCCTTGAACCGTTCAACTCGTAAGCAAGGGTTGTGCTCAGTGTAGCCCCACCTGATGGCCTTCTTGTACATGTGTGACAACAGGGCTAACTCTCGATTCGCGCTCACAGGCGTTGCTTTACGGGCATCAAGGTACTGGTAAACATTCCTGGTTCTTAAATCCTCGATCGCGATGTGGCCCAGCGCTGCCCGGATAACTTTAGATTCGCGAATATTGGCTTTATAGGAGTTATCTGATTTGGTCGGCGCCACTTCTACCAGATATCTATCAAGCAATTCGCCGATGGTCCGGCATGGCCCTTCGGGATCGGCCAGCTTCCCGTATTCCGCCATGGCCTGTCCAAATACGCGGCCGAGGTTGTGATATTTCCCGTTGTAGTCGACGAAATAATATGTCTTGGATTTTGGATCGATGTACATCCGGACTGGCAGGTGACTATTGCTTTTACGCTTCCTACCCATTGATAACCTCGTTCATTGCTTCGAGGTTAATTTCAGGCCCCTGGTCATTTGCTGCCATTCCTGCCGAGCTCTCAATTTCTGTCCTCAGAACCATAGGATTACCGAGCCGATCATTAACAAGAAACTTGATACCCATCCGACCTAAAGCCTGGCATTGGCATTTCTTAAATTTATATCCAGTCAGTGCCACTACTTCTTCATTGGTGAGGAAGGTATCCATTAGCTACTTGAAAGTGAACCCTTCTGGCAGCAATTCTGATTCAATCGCTGTTTCGATAACTCGGCCTTTGAAATACCAGTAAGAATTATCAACCGGTACGACAAGGAACGGTTGCGTGGCTTCTTTGTACTTTTCAGCCAGTTTGGAAGCAGAATATTCAGTATTACCACTTGCCTCCTTTTCGCTAACATTATGAAAAATCATAAACAAAGGTTCTTTTCGCTCCTTCAATTCTGCCCGTTTATTCAAAAGCATCAGCTTCCGAATGCGATTACTCGCCGCAGAAGTGACCATCTTTGCAGCAACTGGCGAAACTGATAACTTTGTCGTATCTCCCAAAATCCCGACGCGAATACAATCCAGGCCGGAATAAAGCATACGCCCACTTTCTTTCTTACGCCCTACATCGCGCAGAAACTTTGTGATCCAGGTACGGACAGTGTTTTCGTTATATTCGACGATGGAGCAAAATTGTTTATACGTGAACTGGTACTTCACTAGAAAATCAAACTGAGGGTTTTGGCTAGTCAATTTCTTAACTCATTTACTATGTAATTACACAGATTATAATCTATGTGATTACATAGGAGCAAGTAAAATATAAAAACCCGCCAGGGCGAACCATAACGGGCTGTAATGAGGGGATTCCCCTCAATAGATTTTGCTATTCCCGACCTTCCTTAAAAACATCGTCCATGTCGGCTAAGTTGCAGTAAGCCAGCATCATACGAGCATGAGCCTGATCCATGAGGTCTGCAAATTCCCTAAGCATTTTCGAGTAGTTCCCGATGTTGTCATAACCGGCGACCATTGTTACCGCAAAGTCTCGGTCTTCCTGGAAAAGGTCATACATTTTTCTACCAGGATTCTTAAGTAGCCCAAGCGCCATTCGACGTGTAAATCCCCATTTTACAAATGCTTGTTCAGTTTCTTCCATTTCTTCGGTATCAAATAAAGGCCCCGACTCCATTAATTGCGTATATGCGACTTCAGTTAAGTTTTCATCGAGCATCACACATTCGTTATTTAAAGTTTTAGTAGAAGCACTCATGATTGGCCCGCCTCCTTATCTTTAATTTCAAACTCTAAAGCCTTATCCATAAGTGATAGAAGATTGTATATTGCTTGTTGGGATTTTATATCGCTGATTTCCAGTTCCTGGGCATTGATGTCCTCCAAAAGGTGGAGAATGCTTCGTACTCTGTCTAGAGTTTCAATATTCGACGAGTCGTCGATTAACGGGTTTTGACTGGCTGCTACTTTTCTTGTAATGAGCATGGTGTGCTTCCTCTTGCAAGTTTTGGAAACTGCCACCATTGAGACTAATCAAGAGGGTGGCAGACTGTATACAGCGTTAGTCTTACCGGCAAGAGTCGGCGCTCCGAAGAGCCACCATATACAGCCCACCATAAGACGGGCACAAAAAAAGCTCTACGATCGAGAGCTTATGGCTCTCTTGCAAAACGGGAGACTAACCCCGGCGATAGATTTTGCTATCACGATGAAACTATATGCTTTGGACAAAAAGAAGTAAAGGCTACAAAGTTTTATTATTTTCCGTAAAAGTGGGTTGGATTCCCATACATACCTGCTGCAAGTCCATATAGTGTGTGCTCGATATCTTTATACTGGCCTATTTTACTGCTCCAATGACCGTTATCCAATTTTCTCGCTGCATGTTTTGGATCAGAACCGGAGGTATAGAGAACTACAGATTCCTCGAAATTCACTACATCGTCTTCGGGAATTTTTGAAAATCCAAATGAACTAAACATTTCGGAAAAAGATTGAATCGTCTCGCTCCTGGTAATACCGGGGGGCCAATAATAAATTCCATGGACATCTGGCCACCACCAATTTTGGTCATCCCTCATTGCCCAGGCAATACAATTGTATTTGGTTGTTTCGGAACTTGTGGGCTGGTGATGTGTTGAGGACAGATTGGGAAACTGCCCGTAGAGAACATGCAATCCTAGCTACTCTCCGCCCAAGCTATCCATGCTTGAGCCATCTTTTCAATATTGCCTTTGTCTTCGTCTGATACAGGATCTTCGCCAGTTATGGCAGATAATGCCACGAAATAATGATCAGGGTATTCGCGTAACTTTTCGATTATAAATGGAAGAGCACGTTCACCCATCCCAATTATCTGCATATAGCTTGGATCAGAAACAATTTCAGAAATTGACGATGAGAACAAACAGCGTTGTTTCCAAGTGGCTACCAAATTCTCAAATTTGACTCTATCTAGTTCCAGTTTCGATGATATTGGCTTCAAATTCGAGTCAAATGTATGGCCAAGTAATAGGCCTAAATCAGAAAATTTCGATAAAGGGTTCTCAACATCTGAAACCTTTTGATAGAAAAAAGGCGTATTTTCAAATTGATTGGAATCTACAGGTTCAGGGGGTAATGTTAGATATAGCATTATTTTGGTTCCTTATGTCCAATGTTTCCGTGTTCCTCGATTTGAACACCAAGCCATTTATGGAGATTTTTAGCAACATCAATATTCATTACAACATCAACTTCCATTTCTCTGACTACAGCTTCTCGAGTTGTTTTTGATTCTATTTCGCCCAAGGCACCTTTCTCATCCAACTTTTGAACAATTTCGGTAGGAATTGGCATTCTTTCGTTATAAAAGGCAATGTGAATGTTGCCGGAAGGTGTTACTCCGCCGATTGCACCATCTGCATGCAATGAATGAAAGGTTTGGTTCTTTATATAGTGAAATTTAACAGTCTTGGGAGCTTCTTTTGCCATACTTAGATTTTACCAGCCAACGAGTATTGAGTATTTCTTCAATTTTAGGCCAACAATAGCCTAATAGTGGTGATAAAACACCCATTTTCTACATTTTCGTTGTGATGTTTAGCACAATTCCGGGGAACCTGAAATATTAACCATGCGCCGGATTAAGTGCCCGGCGCAGTGTTTTTGATCATCAGCCCCTGTCTGGTTCTGCCATTCAGGGGTTTTTACTATCCGACAGCCGTTTTCTTACGTTTCTGGATACCAACCAATCCAATCAGCGCCGAGCCGAATAGCCAGACACCTGCTGGGATGGGGACTGGTGAGACGGCAGAAGTGAGGACTGAAATGGAGTAGTCAAACGAGAGCGCAAAACTGTCTAGGTGGCTCACACCTGATCCCAGATTTACCCTGAGGGCTGGAAAAATCAACGGATACGCGGGGGGTCCGATGGGAGTAGAAGCGGTGCCTGTGATTAAATCAACACGTTCTTGTTGTAGTATATTTAAGAAGGGAGAAGAGAAATCACGTAGATATGCAGATATGTGACCCGCAGTCACCGACGGGGATACCGAAATGTTGCTGAAAAGGACTGAAAAGCCCGTAACCTGGACGGCCGAATCCACCGTCATAAAGAACGTGTCGTGGTCAAAAATCAAGTTTTCCCAGGAACTCGACCCCGTCCATGTATTGTTCCCGGCTGTATCTAAGGTGAACGTGCCGTTGGATATATCGCCACTCACTGATTCGTCGTAAGCTATAAGCGATGCGTATGCCGACGTAATTGATAGGCCCAGCAAAGCCAGACTAATAAGAATTAATCGTTTGAAGGAGCGATAATTTATCATAGGACCCCCGTCCATGAGCTTATTGTTGATTATTAAGTGTTCTTTTATCAGATTAAAAGCTGTGACGCATCGCCCAAATGAGGTAAATCGTAATACCAAGAGGGTTCCTTGTGGGTCGTAATTACTCGTTACAATGGCGGGAACTTAAACGCCCACTTTTGGTATATCAGATAAATTACTAGTCATCATCAAATGGATTCTTTTTCTTCGGTTGCGGAACGCTCACCTTTGATCGTTCGGCCGGCGAGAATCCAAACTTGCCGAGAATCGAATGTAGTAGGTTTAATCGAGCTGCTTTCATGCCCAATCTATCGCCTCTGTATTCTGCCATAAGGCACGATGCTATTTCGAGCTCCCAGGCATCACAATCACAGATAACGCCATCAGGGGCCTTACTGACTAACTCTCGCCAGCATTTACGTTGGGCCTTGTCTAAATGATTTGGCGGTTTACCGATTGCCGCCTTCGGTACTGGTTCGTTTTCCCGGGCTTTGAGTCGCGCGGGATTCTTTTTATCGGCGCCCTTGAGTATCAATAAATTCGTTGGGATTCTATTTGCTGGCATCGGTTAGCCTTTACTCATGATTTGCTCGACGTATTCATTCCCCAATTCTGGGGCGAGAATGGTCTTGTACATCTCGAGAAGTTCATAGAGGAATGCAGTGTCATTGTCTCCGGCCAGAGCCTTGGCCGTGGCGTTCGCCACTAACGTGACAGCCATGCGGTCACATTGAAGTAATACCCCTGGCTCCGCCTCGTTGATGATTCTCAGGTAAATTGATCGCGCGTCCTGGTCAAGCCAATCAAGCATTGGATCACTGGCCAGTAATGGATCTGTTGGCCGCTTCTCTCGATGTTTAAACTTTCTGATATCTGGCATATTTACCTCAAATCTCAAAACGTCTGAAGTGGGGATGTAAAAATGTGGCCCCGGCGTCGCTGTTGGAGACGCGAGTTCTGGCATTTCTAACCCGCCCCTCCCGATTAAGTACTTCGCCCACCGCGCCATTAGGAAATAACCGCGGGCTGTTGGGGTTAATTGTCCAGGCACTGGCCCAACTACACCTGTCCCAAAAGGGAATGAACGACTTAGCAATCGTTGATGTTAAGCGCCGTTGAGCAACCCTGAGACAATGCCAGTCGGGTGATGTACGGCAAAGCCTAGCCGCGCCTCACATAGCATGGTGACGAGGTTCTTGGTGAAGTTGTCGTCGTCTGACTCGCTCAAGGTAATCAACGCATCTTCACGCATGTGGACTGTTGCCGCCTGAAAGCGATCGAGTGCTACAAATGATCCTGCTGTCATGTGAGTTGTAGCGTGAATAGGTACATTCCAGATTTGTTCCGCATCGTCTGATTTAGGATCACCAAACACATAATTACCATCGACGTCCTGGATTAAATCAATTGCTTCGGCATCATCCGGGTGCAGAATGTACAAATTACAATCGAAGTCTGCTTTATTTAAAACAGTCTTGGCAGAGCGTAGATTCTGAATACCATCTGTCGATGCTGGTGGTGTATATGCAGTGAAGTTGCCAGTATCCAACAGGCCAGAAAGTTTCGATGCAGTGCCATCGCCGTTTAGTAGGGCATTGTCGATCTTACTCTCTAATCCACGGATTAACCGCCTGGCCGTGAAGTCCACAGTTTGAGGCGCATCGGACAATACCTGCTTACTGATCTTCAACCAATGCGCGTAAGTGCTAACAGCCTGCACAATCTCCTCGAAGGTCAAACCAGATTCTGCCTTTTCCGCACCATCCCCAGCCTGGGCTTCGGCGCTATTGGTGAATACCAATTCTTTTTGGTATGTGAAACTGCCACCGGTTGCCGGAATATTGGTGAACATCTGGCGCAATCCGAGTTTCTTTTCTGGCCCAGCAATAATACCTGGTAACTGCTGGGGCGGGCTTGTCGGGTCGGCTGTAACGATCGTGTTGTTCTGGATATCCGGGAGAATATCGGCGCTCTTGATCGTCAGTCCGGCTTTGTTGGTTCGACCGGCAATGAAATTCTGGATTTCATCCGATTCGGCAAACCTGGCTGAAATAGATTTAACACTTACAGTGCCGGGAGGTGCTGCGTAACCACCGCCTCTTTGCTCGAGATCCAGTAACCTCTCTGCATGTTCACGCGAGGTAATATCGAGCTTGTTTATATCCTTGCCTTGTCGAGTCAGTTTCGAACTGGCAGAGTTCATAATTCGGTCGATTTCCTGAACCGTTTCTCTTTGGGAATTTTTGACTTCCTGGACTGCGCCGGGGATATCATGTTGTGTCATTTTTAAGTACCTTAAATTTCAAGGCGCTTAGGGAACTGAGATTTGCATAAGTAAACACAGAACCGCTAAACGCGGATTAAACTTTTAGTGGCTAACCACTTGATAAAAGTCCTCTGTGCCTACTCAGATCGCCTGAGGGCGTTGGGAGGGTATCGATATCAGAATCACTCCGATATCGATACGACGTATTATAATTTCTTCTCAAGATGTTCTCAAGCCTCAATTCAGTCGATTTACTTGCTGAGTATGTAAATCAACTTGTTCGGCCAGGCTTCGTAAGAATTCTGCGGTCGGTTTTGTTCCTACTGCGTCGATCATTACCGCTACGCCACCGCCAAGAAAGTCATTGGCAATTTCAATATCGTTCATCCGCTGCCGGCGAAGTTCGTTAATCATCCCGGCTATAAATTTATCGCTTTTATCTGTCATGGTTACCTCTTAAGCCACGCCGACAAAATCAACAACAATAAGACGAGCAGCCTTTATTCCAATGCCTCGCTTTTGCATGATCCTGTTGGTTAGTTTCTGAACATCCTGCACGATGGTGATGTCGAATTCATCGCGACCCGCTTCAATAAGTTTTGTAACCGTTTTATTGGCTCGCTGATTTCTTTCTGCTTTAGTGTTTAATCTGGTCAT